AATTGGTTGTTTGAGTGTACAATATAATGGAGTAGAAATAAATTCTCCAGAGGATGTAGAAGAATGGCACAGCAAGCATTTCCAGTAAAAGATGTACTAGCATGTTTAGACAGCAATGCTAAAGGTATTTGGGACGAACTTACAGACGAACAGAAAAAAGGTGTAAACTTTTGGCTGTTGAATAGATATGCAAGTTCAGTTGCAGGCAGCAGAGAAGCACAAGAGCTTGCTGTTGTTATGACTAACCAAATCTATAACAAAAACTGGAATGAGCTAGGAGCACGACATCCTAAACTACAATGGCAGTTACTATGTTCTCTGCATAACGCAAACAGTGATATAAGACGACATGTATGGATTGGCTTTAAGAAAAAGTCAGGCGATAATAGTAAAGGCGTAAAACTGCTAGAAAAAATATATCCTAATATGAAAACAGATGAGGTAGAGTTACTTGCTAGATTATCTACAAAAAAAGAACTCAAAGAATTGGCTAAAGAATATGACATCGATGTCAAACTCTGAAAAGCCATACAAATGCGAATATTGCGGCAACGGTTATATGAAAGAAAAAACATTAGCCGCGCATATGTGTGAGCCAAAAAGACGTTGGCTACAAAAAGATGAAAAAAGAGTGAGGTACGGTTTATATGCATTCCAAAGATTCTACACCCTCTCAGCAGGGAACAAAAAAGAAAAAACGTATGAAGATTTTGTCGGGTCACCCTATTATAATGCTTTTGTTAAGTTTGGCTCCTTTATTAGCAATGTGCGTCCTTTATATCCTGAAAAATATATTGACTACGTTGTAACTAGTGGAGTTAAATTAGATCACTGGGCCAGAGACGAATTATATGAAAAGTATGTATTAGAGTTCATACTTAAAGAAGATGTGACTACAGCATTAGAAAGAAGTGTTAAAACAATGATGGAATGGGCAGAAGACAAAAGTGCTCCATGGAATCATTACTTTCATCATGTAAGTCTTAACAAAGCGGTATGGGATATTAAAGACGGAAAAATATCTCCATGGCTAATACTTAATTGTAAGAGCGGTAAAGACATGCTAAGTAAGTTTACTGATGAGCAGCTTAGCCTTGTATATCATGTTATTAATCCACAACATTGGGCCATGCGCTTCAAAAGGCTTCCAAATGATATGCAGTTAGTTAAAGATATAGCAAAGGAATCAAAGTTATGAAAGCAGGAAAAATTTGGGGTCAGACAGAACTGATTCACGCAAACGGTGTGTTAGAATTTCACCGTATTGAATATAAAGCAGGATACAAGTGTTCAGAACACGAGCATCAGTTTAAATGGAATGGATTTTATGTAGAGTCAGGAAAAATGATTGTACGTGTTTGGCAAGATGATCAAGGACTAGTTGATGAAACTATTCTTGAAGCTGGAGACTTTACACAAGTAAAGCCTGGCAAGGTACATCAGTTTGAAGGTTTAGAGGATGGTGTTGCTTTTGAACTGTACTGGGCAGAATTTAATCACGATGACATTGTTCGCCGCACTAGCGGCACATCCACAAAAAGGAAATAAATTATGGAATTAGTATATTATCCAGATCCTATTCTAAGTAAAGAATTACAAGATGTAAATATTGAAGAACCGCAGTTTGATCCTTTGCGCCTAAAAAAAGATATGGCTGTAGCTATGCTGTTAAACAACGGCATAGGATTAACAGCATCACAAGTCGGCTTGGACTATAAAGTGTTTACAATGGGTGACAAAGCTGAAAATGTTACTTTACATATTAACCCAACTGTGCTACAATATACAGAAGAAGTTAGTACAGAGATTGAAGGTTGTTTAAGTTTTCCTGGTATGTTTGTAAAAGTAAAACGTCCAGCTGAAATACTTGCAGAATACTATGACGAATTTTTAAAGAAACAAACGGTTAAAATTACAGGATATAGTGCTAGAGTTTATCTACACGAATTTGATCATTGTTTGGGTATTACTATGAAAGATAGATGTAGTAAAATAAAATGGGATATGGCAAAGAAAAAAGCACGTAAGATGGAGAAGAAAGTTGCCTGATATTGATATAGATTTTGCTGATCGAGATGTAATACTATCTAAACTTACACATCGTGTGGCAAAATTAAACACGGGCAAAAAACATAATACTGGAGTATATGCTACTGAGATTCCGCACAACCCAGTAGATAATCTAAGTACTATTGAACACAAGACTGCTGACGAACGTGGCTATTTTAAATTAGATTTTTTAAATGTAAGTATATACAAAGATGTTACAAATGAGGAACATCTTCAACAACTAATGACTAAGGAACCACAATGGGAACTCCTCGAACACGACGATTTCAGCAGTCTAGTATTTCACGTCGCAGGACATGGAACTATATTAAAGACAATGCGTCCGAAAACAATAGAACAACTAGCGGCAGTACTAGCAATGATACGTCCAGCCAAAAGACACTTAGTCGGAGAAACTTGGGAAAAGGTGATGAAGGAAGTTTGGATTAAACCAACGGACAATAGTTATTACTTTAAGAAAGCACATGCTGTTTCTTATGCAATGGCTGTTGTAGTGCATATGAATTTAATATGCGAAAAGGTTAGTTCTTAGGTTTACGTACTAGTTGTACACTACGTCTTTTTATTCGTTTAACTGTTAGATTATTTAAATTTACACAAGGTCCTAATGTTACTCTGACATCTTTACTATTCATAGTAATAATAGAATACTTAAAAATGTCCATTTCTTTCTTTAGAAAGATGTTGATCGGAATCAAACGATTTGATTCCCACCACCATACATCACCTAACTCTAAAAACTTTAGTTCATCTTCTCTAGTTTTCAAATCAGTATACACGTACATGCTTGTAACAGTAGCGTCTTGATTTATAACAATCCCGATATATTCGTTGCCGCCATAAGTTACAACGCTTAAAAAAGGAAAATTTTCTTGTATGTCTTTTGTTAACATGTTTTTCCGATAAATATAATATGCAATTAGTACCTAGATATTTAGTAAAAAATATAACCACCATAGTAGCAGATGTGGCTGGATTCGTAACGGAGTATAGACCAGTGTATAGCAAACAACTTCAAGTATATAAAGGCATCGATAATGTATTAGAATTTAGAACATATAATGCAGATCAAAGACCTATAAACATATCAACTTACACACCAAAATTTGTCGCATTTGACGAAGCTAATAATATGGTATTAGAAAAAGATGCAACTATTTTAGACGACGGCAGCGTACCAAAACGCGGCAAGTTTAGTGTAACTGTTACTGAAAATGATCTACTTAATATTAAACAACAGTATTTAAGTTACAACATATACTTACAAGAAGCAGATGGTGATAAGGTTCTTACTTACTCGCACAGTAACTTTGACAATGACGCAACTATCTATGTCAACGCAAAAACATTCCCTGGTCCTCTTGCTACGCGATCAATAGCATCATTCCAACAAGAAGGTGTTGGAGTTAACACATGGTATAGCAGTACAATTGACGCACAACCAGGTATCAACGGCAACGAAGCTCTGCATACAGCAGCAGCGTATACAGCATCATACATTGGTGATCTTGTAGTACAAGCTACTTTAGATAATCAAGTATCAGATACTACTAGCTGGGCTGACATAGCAACGTTGACATTTACTGGTAATGAAACTATGCCAACACCAGTAAACTTTAACGGAGTGTTTAGTCACTTACGATTCAAAGTAACAGCAAATCCAGCAGATAAAATCACACAAATTCTAGTTAGAAATTGATTGACAAACTAGCATAACTACGCTATAATAATAGTATGAGTGTAGTAAGCGAAACAGTTCTGACATACTTACCTTCTAAGAGAAAAACAACTCCTAGTGGCTGGCTATCATTCAATGCGCCCTGCTGTCATCATAACGGACATGCTGCTGATAATAGAGGCAGAGGAGGACTTATAGATAACGCAGACGGAGGCATAAGCTATCACTGTTTTAACTGCGGATTTAAAGCTTCATGGCAACCAGGGCGTAACTTTTCACATAAACTGCGAAGGCTCCTGCAATGGATGGGAGCGCCTGACGATATAATCAATAAGGTGGCACTTGAAGTGATGAGAGAGAACGAAGGTGTGCAAGCAAAAGAACGTATTGCTGAACTACCTTCGTTCAATACAGTTCCGTTACCAGACGATGCAATTAAAGTTGCTGATATTACAGATTTCAACAAATATAGTTTGGCTATATTAGAGTATATGGCACAACGTAGACTAAATCTAGATGACACAGATTATTACTGGTCGCCGAGTCTAGGATATCGTGATAGATTAATTATACCATTTTATTATGAAGGTAACATAGTAGGATGGACTGGTCGTAGTATACTTGAAGATAAAAAGCCTAAGTACTTAACAGAAGTACAGCCTGGGTTTGTGTACGGCTTAGATGATCAAACATATAATAAAGTATTTGCTATTGTATGCGAAGGCCAGATTGATGCTATACATATAGAAGGATGTGCGTTAGGAGGCAGTGAAATAAGCGATCAGCAATCTATGCTACTAAATAGATTACAGAAGGATATTATTGTTGTACCTGATAGAGATAAAGCAGGAAGCAAACTAGTTGAACGTGCTATTGAACTAGGCTGGCATGTTAGTTTACCAACCTGGGCTAAAGGTATTAATGATATCGGCGATGCTGTAGATAAGTACGGTAGACTGTATACATTACATAGTATAGCAAGTGAAGCTACAGATAGCGCACTTAAAATTAGGTTAAAAGCAAAAAAATGGTTTGGGAGTAACTAATGAAAACAATTAAAAAAGTATTGAAGTTTTTATGGTCTATTATTACATGGCCATATAGAAAGATTAAAGAAGAAATAGAATTTAGAAAACGTATAAAGAAGTTACGGGAACAGGACCCGTTTATTTACAAATGATTATCTGGGGGATAGTTGGCAATAGCCACGATGCTAGTTTAGCAGTATTTAATAATGAAAAATTGTTATGGGCAGCACTTGCTAAAGATTTTAGCGGTGTGCCTAACGATCCTCATCTAAATAAGAAACTAATTAAAAAGGCACTTAAATTTGGAGCACCAAAAGAAATTATTTGGTATGAACGTCCTTTCTTAAAAACTATTAGACAATGGCGAGCAGGACAAGGTTGGTTAGGCAAAGAGAACGATATAGCTTCATATCTTTATGAACACAATATTGTTCGTCCAATACAGTACACTCAGCATCACCATTCACATGCAGCATATGCTTATTACACTCAGCCACATGACAACTGTGCTGTAATATGCTTAGATAGTATTGGTGAATTTGAAACACTAACCATATGGCATGGAAAGAACAATAAACTAAAAAAGATTTACAGTCAAAGTTATCCACATATCCCAGGTTTATTTTACTCTTCAATGACTCAACGTGTTGGTGGCGTTGCACAAAGAGATGAATATATGATAGCTGGCATAGGTAAAGATCATGACCCCGAGTATTACAGAAGTGCAATGATGGACGAGATTATACTAAAAATTCCCACAGCTAGTAACCCAGCCTGGAAGTTTAAGACTAATTTACACCGAGGGTGTAATTGGTTTTTACCTGAAGCTACTGATAATGAAGCTATGGGTAGACTTGCAGCAACTACCCAAAAAGTTTTTGAGGAAGCAGTTAGTGGACTTAGTACATGGGCTCAATGGAAAACCAAAAGCCCTAACTTAGCACTAGCAGGGGGTGGCGCACTTAATCGACAGGCTGTAGATAAAATTCGTCTGCAATGGAATAATATACACGTACCCCAAAACCCTGGAGACCCTGGTAGCTGTATTGGCGCTGTTTTAGCAAAAACAAAAACAAAAGTAGACCTAGAAGGAAAGTGGGTTGAATAATAATAAAAACTTGACAGTAACGCATAAAGGTAATATACTATAGTATGACTAGACAAAATACAGATTACGGATATGATATACAAAAAGTATATCTAGAAATGTTTATGACAGACGCAGAAAGTTTTGTGCGCTGTCAAGCAGTGTTTGATCCTGAAGCGTTTGATAGACGCTTACAGGAGGGTGCTAAGTTCTTAACTGATTACGTTAGCGAACACAATGCACTTCCAACAATGGACATGTTAAACGCCGCTACCAAAGCAGATCTAAAAGATCCGGGGCAACTACAAGAAAATCATTATGATTGGTTGTTACAAGAGTTTGAAACGTTCTCTAAGCACAAAGCACTAGAAGCAGCAATTCTTAAAAGTGCAGACTTGTTAGAGTCAGGCGACTATGGACAGTGTGAAGACTTAGTTAAGAAGGCTGTACAGATAGGCTTACAAAAAGACTTGGGTACAGACTACTATGCTGATCCAAGAGCAAGACTAGAAGGCATCAAGAGTACTAACGGACAGGTAAGCACAGGCTGGCCAGCTATGGATAAGAAACTGTTTGGTGGCTTTAACAGAGGCGAGCTGAATATCTTTGCAGGTGGCTCGGGTGCAGGCAAGAGTTTGTTCCTTGCTAACATTGGTGTTAACATGGCCGAGAAAGGCTTAAACGTAGTTTATTTGACACTAGAGCTTGCAGAGAGTCTAGTTAGTATGAGACTTGATAGTATGACTACGGGTATTCCAAGTCGTGACGTGTTTAAGAGCATTGACGATGTTGAAATGAAGGTTAAGATTATTGGCAAGAAGAACGGTGCATTCCAAGTCAAGTATATGCCTTCAGGCAAGACAGCAAACGATGTACGTAGTTACATTAAAGAATATGAAATTAAAACTGGCAAGAAGGTAGACGTGCTACTGATTGACTACTTAGACTTGTTAATGCCAGCAAGCACAAAGGTAAGTGCAGAGAACTTGTTTATCAAAGACAAGTACGTAAGTGAAGAACTACGTAACCTAGCAATGGAATTGAACACAGTGTTTGTTACAGCGGCACAGTTGAACCGTGGTGCTGTTGAAGAAATTGAATTTGATCACTCGCATATCTCAGGTGGACTTAGTAAGATCCAGACTGCGGATAACGTGTTTGGTATCTTTACAAGTAGAGCAA